CTGCTGTTGTTGATGCATTCATGGCGCCAGTTTGGGTTAGAATCGCCGCAGTTGCCCAACCAGCTTTTATACCAGTTTGAACAAATGCGGCAACTAAACGCCCACCATAAATTGAAGCCGCAATTCCACCTAAAACAGCAAGCTTATCTACATGTTCGCCAAGAAATCCTAGTCCTGCGGCCAAAGTTCCTGTTAATTTAGTCGTTTCATTTAGTTTGCCAAGAAAATCTGTTGTTTTGTTTGACAGCTGAGTTAAGCCATCTGCAAAACTGTTCTCCATGTTGTTGGCAAGTTTTTCATTCTGTTCGCGAGTAGCAACCAATGTTTTAATTAGATCTTCAAGGGATGCTTTACCAGTTGCTCCAAGTAGACGAATTTCAGACTCAGTTTTTCCTGTGGTTTTTGCCATGTCAGCAATAATATTATCAGCACCAGTTACAATCGAAATCCATGCGTCTGCATCAATTGTGCCTTTAGCCATCGATTTTGATAGTGCATCCATTGCAGATTGCGCTTGATCAGCTCGTGTTGCATTAGCTGTAAAGGCAAACGATAAAGAATCTGATAAGTCTAAAGTTTGCTTGGTACTGTAGCCAAGTGACTTCATCCCACCCGCAAGTGAAAGATAAACCTCTTGAGCTTCGTTTAATGCCCGAAATGTTGTATTTGCGGTTACCAGCAATCTTTCTTGGACTAAGTTGTACTCTTGAGCGCTAGATGTCGCATTTCGTATACGTGCCGCCATCTGTGTGTAATTATCAGCCGCAGCAATACCTTTGCTGATAGAGATGTAACCAGCCACAAATTTAGCCATTTCTTTGATGGCTAAGCCATTTTGATTGACTTGCTTTTCCTGATCACTTAAAGCCTTAGTCGTATTATTCACAGTAGTATTGAAGTTTTGAGTAATGTTGCTTGTGACTTGAATAGTTTTGCCAAGCTTCGAAGTTGAATCACTCGCCTTTTCACCACCAGTAAAGATTTTAACCAACTCTTTACTTAACTCTTCAGCATTCTTTTTAGCTTGTTCAGAGCTGATTTCAATTACTAAACGGCTTGTTTGTTCTGTCATTTGGATTACCTTTAGGCGTAAAAAAGCGCCTAAAGGCGCATTGCGGACAATAAAAAACCAACCATTTGTGGGTCGGTTTAGTTGAGATTAAATTTGCTTTCTAGGATTTTAATAAACAGATTTAACAATCTAATTCCAGCGTAAATTAAAGCCATATATCCAAAGAAATAAATAAAGCTTGATGGGTTTAAGTTAATTGCTTCCATTACTACTCCTAGCATCTGGATTGAAAAACTGGTATATTCAGACATACAGATATATCTCCTCTTTTCTTTGCGGTTAAGTGGATGTAAAAAACCCCGAAAGCGCCAACTCTCGGGGTTTTGTTTTGGTCTATAGAAAACCATACGAATATAGTTCTCTCTTATACGTGTAGCTCTATTGAAAGATCACTTCTGTTTGCTCGCCTCTTCCAAAAACAGGTTGTCTAAAGCAAAGATACAATCATTGAAAATCCATCTAGGTACTGGTGATTCATACTGATCACAGTAATCATTCACAGCCCCAAGACTTAAAGCCATAGGAATGCATTGCTCATACTGTCTAGAACGAGCAATCACGTAATAAGCTGAAAGAATGGAGTGAGCTGTGTATGAATATTCAGGCGGTAGATAGTAGTCAGGCAATGGCTGACCTAGCTTTTGATAGACTTCTCTTGCTTTTTCGATGTCCCACTTCGCTGTTTGGTACTTGTAGAGCTGGATGACTTTCCCAATGTTTCAGCCTTATCTTCGTTGGCTTCAACTTGAATCTTTTGTGCTTCTGCAAGGATCCACACAATAAGCTCAATTGACTCATTTGTACTTGTGCAAAGAAGTTCAGCATTTTGCTTGGAATATTCAAAAATATTCCCTTCTTCATCTTCTAAGCCTTGCCAGTTCAAGACTAAATGTGAAACCGCCTTACTGAATGATTGGGCAATTTCACGAGAGCTTTCATCTGTAATGTCCCGGACACCTTGAATCTCTTGCTCAATACGAGTGCTACGCAACTCCATGCAATGCTTGAATGATGGCTTATCTATTCCTGCAATAAGAAATTTAGCACCATCTTTGTAATCAATCAGCTTGCTTGGAATTTTGGTTTGTTCTTGTTCTTCGATTTTAATTTTCATGCTTATGGACCTGCCACGATAGGAATACGTTTAAGAGTAGGTGCAGCATCTGCCAAAGTGAATGAAAATTGAGTGTTAAGAATGTCGCCTGCTCCACCACTCGGTAGAGGTGCTGAAACCAACACATTTGGAAGTGACAATGTGTATTTATTCCCATCTTTATCTTTCAGGCTATATTCAAGGCTAATCGGCTCATTCAAGAACTGTTTTTCATATAACTCAGCGGTGTTTTTAGACCATGCAACTGTGAAGTTACCACTGCCTTTCATGATGGTTTCCAAAATTCCAGAAATATTGTTTTCATAATCCAAGCACTTTTGAATCTGCATTGTATTATCAATGGTCAATTCAATCTGAGTGACGCACATCCCCGCTTTCTTTTCACCTTCAATCAAAATATCGCCGGTTGAAAGACTTGTAAATGGAATTGCATCTCCTGCAGGTGTTACGGTACCAGTAGGTGCAACCTCATATGCAGTACGTTTCATTGCCATAATTGAGAATTTAGAAGTCACAATGCCACTATCAGGGATGCTCAAGGTCCATTGATTGATATGACAGCCTGTGAAAACTTGATAGTTATCGATATCAGTAAAACCGCGAATAATCGAAAGTGTTTTTCGACTAGTACCACCAAATGTTAAGACGTTACTATTCCAAGCATTGAAGGCAACAAGCTCTAAGACACCATCTTGAATGCCATAAGCCCATTCAGATTCAATATCACCTTGTACTTCAACACCAGTCACTAAAGTACCAGCTGCAATTCGTGAATCTTTGATTGTTTGTGATTCTGTGGTTTGTGCCGATGCATCCAAACCATTGGTGGTAAATGCAAATGTATTCCAAGTTGTTGCAATCACACCGGGTGATGCTTCAAAACCAACTCGGGTTAGCTGTTTAGCTCCAGAACTCATGAAGTTCTCCTTAATTTAGGCATAAAAAAACCACTCATTTGAGTGGCGTTAAAAATATTTATAACTTAATTGTCAATAAATTGAGATGCTCCTTCCTCTAAAATATCTACTAAATACTTAGTGTTAAAATCATCCATTCCCATTTTTCGACAACATTTAGCATTTTCTTGAATTTTTTCTAGAGTATTTAACTCCTTAAATTTGAATATATCGAAGCCATTTGGCTCTAATATTGTTTGGAATAGAACATTGTAAGAAAAGAAGTTATTAGGTGGATAAAAACTTACATTATTAATTTTGTTAATTAAATATAATTCAAATTTAGTTTCAATCTTTTGAAATATTTTAGCTTTTTCAGAATCAAGTAAGTTATCCAATTCCTACTCCCACTAAGTAAAAACTATATCCTTATATGTAATATTATACTTGAATTTTTTATCAGCAATTAAGTGCAATTCAATTCACTCTAAATTCAGCGCGTACTATTTTAGCGTAAAAATTGTCATCATCTATATCTTGTGGTGCATGAACTTTATAGACTTCTAAATGTGAAACACCAAATGATTGAAGAAAATCACGCCACTGGTCACACAGGTTTGTCATCGCGATTGTGCCGGTATTTTTTGGTGCGAAACATTGTATAGAGATTAGTCCAATATCACGGATACAAGGTCCATTCCCAATTCCAGCTATTTGGCTATCTCCATACTGAATATAGACCCTACACCACAACTTATTTGTAGGTGGAACAAAAGGTTTTCCATCTACCGTTGGTTGGTTTGGAATTCGTAAATTTGCCTTTTCCACACCAATAAACTGACCAATCTTTTGATAAATCGCAATCTCAGCTTCGCTTAAAGTCATCATTTGTATTTACTCGATACTGAAAGAAAGGTTAAACCATAAATACCTAATGGCGCTTGCTGTGAATGACCATTCTCTAGTCTTACTGCGTAAGGCAGATTGTTTTGAATATAAACCGTGTCGCCCAATTTCAATTGCTTAAGTTTTTCTGATTCACTCAATAAGGTTTTATTACCTTGTGAATCTTTTAGGTTTTTATCAGAAGTGGTATCAGGATTATTTACAGATATTCTGTGATTTCCTCTGAATGCACCCTGATCTACAGGAGATCGAACAATAACACCTTGAAGCATTTCGGTACTGATCTTTTTTAAGTACTGCTCAGAGTCATTTTTAATCTGAATTGCAAAGTTTGTTGGTTTGGATCCTTTCCAGCTCATATTTCCTCCATAAAAAAATCCACAAATGTGGATTTTTTACTTAGATTAATGGGCTTTCTTATTTCCCCCACCATCTTGTTTATTTACTGTTGCCCAAGCAATACGTTCTGCTTCTTCATCAGAGCGACCTAATTTCTTTTCGCTCTCATAAATATGTTTTGCCTGACGCTTTTATTTTGCTGTATAAGCAGATTTATCTCCAATCGACATAGTGATTTCTCCTCTTACATCAAGTTCAATTTATAGCATAGACTGGATACCAATGTGTTTCATGGTGTTTGAATAAACACAGCTAATTAAAGAACTAAACATTATTCAGGTAATAAATTACACAATCTAATTGGTCCTTTACTTACGCAATTGACAAAACAAAATACTTCCACTCGGATCTTCAGCAACATTTAAAACTTTAAATTGACCTTTGCTTGTCAACCAAACATCATCAATTTGAGGCTCTTGGCTGACTTCATTTTGAAGTATAATGGCTTTTATATCCTCGACTTGATAATCGATAGGCTTAACCAAATCTCGCTTATATGAGCCAAATACGCCACGTCCTGAGTATTGCTTAACAATCACTGTGGGGTAAGTCTGTGAGTCAAAATCGAAATCACCAGATTGGATTTCTTTAGAACATGTGAAAGTGGTGATTGTATCTGCAAGCTTAGTATTAAAAGCCTTAGCCACTTTAGATTGAATCTTATCTCTCATCCTCGATACACCTTGAATGTAAATCCTTTGGGCTTTAGATCTAACGAATTTATGAATGCTTTGGCAATCTGTTCAAATTCTGAAATTTCACGACTACCCTCAACAAAAGATTCCTCAACTTCAACTGAGTCGGCTTTTACACGTTCACTCGTTGTTTGTCGTGAAACACCAGAATAAATCACACCAGTTTTAATACCTTTCACGATTTCACATGCTGCATCTTGCAATAAAGGATCAATTGGATCAGGAACAAAACCAATTTCATTCTTCATCCATGTATTGGCTAACAGTATTAAACGAGCTTTATCACCTTCAGGCGCAAAGTCGCTCCCCAATATACGATTTGCATCATCTACTGTGATAAAGCTCATGACTCACCTATTTTGTTTTGGTTGTTTTCGGTTTTTCTTCATCCGTTTTATCGGCATTTGCTTCCAATTCGGTGATACGGGCTTTCATCGCATCAATGTTGTTTTTAAATGCAATAAATTCACCTTGAGCGATTTGAAGCTGTTCTAGACAATCTTTTAATTTAATCTCAGCTTCTTTTAATTGTTTCTTGTCTTCTAAACTTGAGCCAACATCTGAAGCCTGGTTAGTCAAATTGGATAATTTTGAATCACCATAGAGTTCGTGTTGTCCATGAATAAAGTCGGACTCGTTGATTACACGGTATCCATTACCATCTTTGATTTGGACTGTATTTAATAAAGTCATTTCTATTTTCCAAAAAATAAGGGCGATTTCTCGCCCTATTGGTTAACCTAAAAGTAGTCCGATATGTCGCGGTGCAATAGCTTTGACACCCCAAGCCAAACTGACTTCATAGACAACTTGTTTGTATTGGCGATAAACCGCAATTTCAAATGCCAATCCAGTAACAGGATCTACAATTTGCGTACGATCATCTGCACTATCTCCGCCCTCAGGTAAAGCAGGAGTACGTGTTGCTAATGCAATTGCTGAACGTGAAAATGCGAGGTTTGGTACATAGTTATTACCAACACTAACTGCAGCTTTATCAGCTGGAACTAAAGCCAATCCATG